TTAAATTCAGTAAAGTTTATAGCAGATTTGAAGCATGGGTTTGGTTATTGTTGAGAGCTAATTATGAAGGAAGAGATGTTTGTATAGGAAATAAAATATACAAACTTAAAAGAGGTCAAATGATTATTAGCCAATTAAAAGTAAGAATGAAATTTGGTTGGAGTAATACTCGTTTAACTAATTTTTTAAATCTACTTGTTCATAAAGGTAGTATAGAATATAAAACGAATACCAAAATGACTATCATAACTATATTAAAATATGATAGTTATCAGAATCAACAATATCAAAAACAAACCAAAACAATATCTAAAACAAATCAAAAACATATAAATAATAATCTTAATAAAGATAATAAAGAAATAAATATCAAATCTAACGAATTTGATAAGTGGTGGAATTTATATGATAAAAAAGTTGGTAAAGCAGAAGCTCTGAATTATTGGCTAAAAAATATAAAGCATTCAGATTTGAATCAGATATTAAATCACACTCGCATATATGTTAATCAAACTGAAAAACAATTTCGTAAAGACCCAATAAGATACTTTCGCAGAGAAACTTGGAAAGATGAAATTATTGAAAAAGAAAAATCATTTCAAGATATTGAGAAAGAAAGAATGGTTAGAAATGAAAAACGAATTGAAAAAGAGCGATTACAAATGAGAGCTAAAATGAATCAGGAAGTTGAAACTGCAACACCTGAAGAAATCAAACAAATGTTAAGGATTAATAAATGAGTTTAACTATTGATTTTAAAGTTGAGTATGATGATGATTATTATAATTTTTTAAGTTTATGTTGCTATGCAACTCCATTATATGATTTACACATTGATGAAGGTATTGAGCCAACAGGAATTTGTTCACATTGTAAAGATAATACAACTTTTGAAATAGAAGAGGAGGAAAAATGAGTCAAAAAGAAAAAGTGTTAAAGCACATGCAGGAAAATGAAAAAATAACATCAATGGAAGCATTTGAGAAATTTAAAATTACTCGATTGAGTGCAATCATAAATGTTTTAAGAAAAGAGGGTTATGATATAGAATCTCGTAAACCTAAAAAGGGCAATTATTCTATTTATCATTTATGGGGAACAAAATATCAAACTCATCATATTGATAAAAGAGAAAAAGAACAAAAAAAAGAGCAGGAATCATTATTTGAAATTAAACCTAAATTTAAAAATGCTTATGATGTATAATGGATAATTTAATTAGTTAAAATATTTTTAAGTTTTTATTGTTGCCTCATATGTGTGAAGTCCGTAATTTATAGTGTTGGCAAGGGAAAAACAAAAGGAGAACGAAAATGGAAAGACAAATGAAAGAGTTTACAAAAGATGAATTAGAAATTGCTAAAATATGTTTAGTTAAAAAAATGAACAAATTAGTAAGAGTATCAAAAGGTTGTTATTGTGCAGAAGATGTTATGTTTTATATAAACAAAAAAAGTTTAACTAATGAAATAGTTAAAAATTTAAATGAGATGTTAGCTAAAGCTACTAAATGGATTGAAGAAAATAAATGTAGACATATAGTAGAGAGTTTAATAAAAAAGTTAAAATAAATAAAAAAAAGGGTGGTGTAAAAGCCACCCTAATAAAAAAATTGTTGTCTTATATGTTAAAAAGTTTTGAAGTTAAAGTATAATTTAAAGGGAGGAAGCGAGGAATGAAATATATAGTTTTTGAAGACCAAGATACACCTTACAATAGTATAATAATGACTTGTAGAAATGATTTACCTACTACTAAAGCAAGTGGTGATAGCATAAAAGCAGGTTATGGTCATTATGAAATACACGAAAGTGGAGGTTTAGTTTTTGAAAATTTAAGTTTAGTTAAGCATTTTTTCCAAGGTGCAAGAGATGTATTTGGTGCAGGTTATTCAACTGCATTTAGTCCTTCTTATGAAGAAAAACAAGAAAGATATGCTTTAACTCATTGGATTCACAGACAATTAAATAAAAGAAGTATTGTTTATGCTATGAACCAAGAAGATGAAGGTGCTTTAAATTCAGACCAACATCATGATAATCCTGATTATTATGCTTTTGTAAAATTTTTAGATTATCTTGAAATAGAAGATAAATGTGAATATAAAAATCAACTTAGATTAGTTGAAGAAACAAGAATTATGTTTGAAGAATCAGATAGAAAATTTTTAGAAGGTATGATGAGAGATAGAGCCGAAGAATTAAATATGGATATAGAAGATTATAAGAAATTAAGTAATGATGAGCAAAAAAGATTAAAAAAAGAATATGATGATGCAAAAGCAGAGGCTTATTATCAACAACAAAAAAAAGAAGAAAATATTAAATAAATTGTTGCCTTAATAGTTAAAATAGTTTGAAGTTAAGGTATAATTAAGAAGGATAAGATTTTTGACATAGCAGTGAGTAAACTTAGGGCCTCGAGAGTAAATGGATGTGCGAGTCATGTAAAATAAAGATACCTTATGAAATCAGATTACCCTTTGCGTTGAAAACTGCTATAAGTTTTTTGAAATAGGAGTTGAGTTGCGATATTAAAGATTAGATGTCAAGTGATAGCCTTGTAAAAAGAGATGCCTTACGAAATTTAAATTTCTCGAGTTTAACTCCTTTTTCAAGTTTTTTGAAAGAATTATCAGGAACGACAGACAATCGGCGATATTACGAAAGTGTGTAATATATGGTTGAATGCAAAAACAAGTTAAGTAGTTTTGATGAGAATCCCGTTTCAAGACATTGAATGGTTGGATTTGAGAGGCGAAAGAGGGCAAACCTGATACCGAGTGTGCGAGGTCAGAAAGGAGTTTAATTAACTTCGTTAGCAGATGTGTTTGGCGGTAGGCACTCGGATAGATTTAGAAGTAAAAGAAATGTGGTAGTGAGTAAAGGTAGGTCGAGCCGAGATATTACGAAATTCGAAATAGTTTTATCAGAGCGATATAAAGACCTGAAACGATAAGCTCACAGTGAAAGGACAAGCATATCTACATACATCAGTGTGCGAGGTAGTTAGACTTGACAGGAGATATCCCTTCCTAATTAGCCTGATAAGCTACCACTGAAATTTAGAAATAATTGTTGTCAGTAAGGTAAAATAGTGTGAAGTTATAGTATGATTAACAAGGGAGTTAATCGAAAAGGGAAAAAACAAAAAGGAGAACGAAAATGGAAAAAGAAATAGCTCAAAAAGTAGGAAGTTATAATTTAAGTATGGAATTTTTATTTCCTACAGTAAATAAAAGAAATTTTGAAATTATGAGAGAAGATTTGCTTAAAAAACTACAAAACGGAATGAATAGAAAAGATTTTGGAGTTTCAAGAAGCAGTAGCTTTGGCGGTCCTTATAATTTTAATTACATTGTAAAAGACTTTGTAAATGAAGCTCATAAAACACCGTATATGTTATTTCATTTTAATGTTGAAGTTGATACTGTTGAAATAAATGGAGAAACATATTCAGGAACAAAAAATTGTGAATCAGTTAAAAAAACCGTTAAAACAATTTATAAAAATTGGATTAAAAAATTCCAATGGGAAATTGAGCAAGGTAGAAAAGCAGTTAAGGAATTAGACGGAATTGTTTCTGTTAATATTGGATAATGATTGTTCTCCCTAAAACACAGGCGAAGCCTCCTCATACCGAATGTTCGGATTGTGAGGAGGTTTTAACCGAAAAAAATAGAGTTAGATATTTAGGTAGAATTTTAATGAGATGTAAATCTTGCCAAAAAAAGAATGTTCAAAAATATAATAAAAAAAGAGCCAAAGCTCTAAAAGATAGTAAATGGTTTTAAAACTTTAATTTGTTTAAAGTTTTTGTTTGTATTATATTAGTTCTATAATATGGACAATAAATCTGACATTATAGAAATACCCCTAAAAATAGAATCACGAAATGTTTTAGATAAACAACATTGGGCGGTTAAGAGAAGGTCTAAAAAAGAGTGGGCGGTATTTATTCGCAATCAAATCCGATTAAAAAAAATCAAAAAAGCTAAATGTGAAAAATATAGTATCAGTATAATTTCTTATCGGAAGAAGCAGTTAGATTATGATAATCTCGTTGGAGGTTGTAAACAATTAATTGATGCTTTAACTGATGAGGGATTTATTTTTGATGATAGTCCTGATTATATCGATTTGCATGTTGAGCAACATGTAACCAATTTTTATAAAACAATTATTATTAGAAAATGACACCCTTACATCATGTTGAATATATAAGAAAAAAAGTTACTTGTTGTAATTGTTACAAGAAAAGACCAATTGACCCACATCATGTAAATCAATTAGGAATGGGCAGAGATAGAAAAAAACAATTAAAAGAACACTATTCAGTAATTCCTTTGTGCAGAGCTTGTCATCAAGAATATCATCATCTTGGAAAAAAGAGATTTGAAAAAAAACATAAAATCGATGTATTTGAACAGGCTCATTATTTTTTGTCAGAACATATTTATGAAATTTATGAGAAATATCAAATACTTTTAGACAGGAAGAATAATGGAAAAATTTTATAGCACAAAAGTTATAACATTAGGTTCAACTGCATTTAGACAACCCTTCGCAGATTCACATTGTAGATTTATTCATGGTTATAATTTGACTGCTAAATTTTATTTTCAATCAGATAAATTAGATTCTAATAATTGGGTTGTAGATTTTGGTAGCTTGAAGAAATTAAAAAAATCATTAGAAGAACACTTTGACCACAAATTAATAATATCACAAAAAGACCCTCACATTGATGTTTTTAAAAACTTACATACATTAGAAATTGTTGATTTAATTATAATGGAAGATGTAAGTATTGAGATGTTTGCCTCTTTTTGTTTATATATGGCTAACAATCATTTGGTTGGCTCAATAAATAGTGCGGAGTGTTATAAAGTTGAGGTATATGAACATGAGAAAAACAGTGGAATCGCAGAGCTTAACTATTAACGAAATATTTTATTCTTTGCAAGGCGAAGGAGCGAGGTCAGGAGAGCCAAGTATTTTCATAAGACTTACAGGTTGCTCTGCTAAGAATGCTTGTTATAAATCAGGAGTTGTTTGTGATACTGAATTTGAGAGCGGAAAACAAATGACACTAAAAGAGATTAAAAATTATATTGATAAGTTTGGTTGTGAATGGATTGTTTGGAGTGGCGGAGAGCCAACAGACCAATTAACAGAAGATATTATTGATTATTTCAAACCGTATAAACAAGCTATTGAAACTTCAGGAATAAACGAGCCTCCTTGTAATTTAGATTGGGTAGTTTTAAGTCCTAAAATTGCAGAACATGCAATATTGAAAAGGTGGAAATCTGTTAAAGTTGATGAATTAAGGTGGGTAAGAAAATCAGGTCAATCGATTCCTGAAACAAAAATAGATGCTTTAAAGTATTATTTGAGTCCTCATTTTGACGGCGAAGAAGTTAATATAGAAAGTTTAAATCATTGTATTCAACTTTGTTTAGATAATCCTAAATGGAATTTAAGTGTTCAACAACATAAACTATGGAAGGTAAGATGAAGAAACAAGCAGATTGGGAAGAAATATATATAAGATTAAGAAAAATTACTGAGAAATATAATTCAACAACAATTTATTATGGAATACCAAGAGGTGGTCAAGTTGTAGCAGGAATAACAGGCAGAGCTACAATAAATATTGAAAATGCAGATGTTATCATTGATGATATTTATGATAGCGGAGATACTGCAAAGAAATATATGAAATATAATAAGCCAATGGAATTTTTATATGATAAAAGAGTTGAGCCTGATTTACCTTGGATAGTCTTTCCATGGGAAAATACTTTTGAAAGAGGATTTGAATCTGATATAGTTAGATTATTAGAACGAATTGGAGAAGACCCAAAAAGAGAAGGTTTGTTAGATACACCAAAAAGGGTAGCCAAAGCATGGATTGAGCTCACATCTCCTCCTGAGTTTAATCCAACTGTTTTTAGCTCAAAAGGTCATGACCAAATGATTATCGAGAGAGATATTACATTTTATACTTTTTGTGAACATCATATGTTACCCTTTTTCGGTACTGCTTCAATAGGTTATATCCCAAAAGATAAAATTATCGGAATAAGCAAATTGTCAAGATTAGTTGAATATTATTCTAAAATGTTAAATACTCAAGAATATTTTACTGATAATATTGGGAATTATTTAAAAGATAAATTAGACCCAAAAGGAGTCGCCGTTGTGTTAAAGGGAAGACACATGTGTCAAGAGATGAGAGGAGTTAAAAAAAGAGGAGAAATGATTACAAGTTATGTATATGGATTCTTTAAAGACGACCCAAAAGCAAGACAAGAATTTATGAATTTTATTAAATGACAAATATAATTGTAAAATTACAAATTGAAGGAATGCATAGTTGGGACAATGCTTTTGAAAAAGTATCGTTTCTTAAACACCCACATAGAAATTTGTTTTATATAACTTGTAAGAAAAAAGTTAATCACGATGATAGAGATGTAGAGTTTATCGTATTTAAAAGAGAGATTGAAAAATATATAAAAGATAAATACGAATGCTCGGTTAAAAATTTGTGTGATTTTAAGTTTAAAAGTTGTGAAATGATAGCTTGTGAATTACTTGTTAAATTTGATTTAAGCTATTGTTCGGTGTTCGAAGATAATGAAAACGGAGCAGAGGTTATTAAATGAAAGTTCATTTCGCAGGAATGGAAAAGCACGACAATGCAGTTGTAATAAATAAAGTAGCAGATATTAAATATGGATTATTTACTGTATTCCCTTTTATATGTAAAGACTTTGGAATTGGTTCAAGAAGCAAAATAGGTCAAAGGGTTGTAAACTTTAATGATAAAAACTTTAAACATTGTATTATGGATTCAGGTTTATTTACATTAATGTTTGGAGCTCATGCAGGTAAAAGAGATGAGAAGTTTGTTAAAGCATGGCAAAAAGCAATTATTAAATTTGTTAAAGACACAGGATATAAAGGAACAGTTGTTGAAGTTGATTGTCAGAAAATATTAGGAGTTGAGAGTGCTTGGAAATTAAGAAAAGAATTAAAAAAAGCATTACCCAATAATCAACAAATGAATGTTTTTCATATTGAAGACGGAAAAGAAGGTTTAATTAAATTAGCTAAATTTTCAGATTACATAGCTTTATCAATACCTGAATTTAGAGCATTAGGTTGGAATGATATTCCAAAAAAAGTATCTCAATTATGTAGAATTATAAAAGATGTTAAGCCTGATATTAAAATTCACTTATTAGGTTGCACTCAAAAAAACATAATGGAAAGGTCTAAATTTTGTTATAGTTCTGATTCAACAAGTTGGATGCAAGTTTTAAGGTGGGGAAGCCAAATAGTTTTTAAAGACGGAAAATATCAAAAAGTAAAAACAAAAACAGTTGAAAGAAATGGAGCTACCTTTGAAAAAAGAATAGAAAAACATTTTAAAAAAGAAAAGGTTACACGGACATCAAAACAAATTAGATATTATTGTTCAATGTCAATAGCAGGAGTTTATTTAAAACAATTATATACAAAACATGCAGGGAGTCAAGAATGAAGCTAAAAACTCAAATAGTAGAAATGGATATTACCGATTTAATCAAAGCAGATTGGAATTATAAAACAGACGGCACAGAAGAACAGATTGAAATTCTTATTAATAGTATTAAAAAAGATAAATCAGTTGGTGTATTAGCCGTTAGAGAAATAGGAGATAAGTTTGAAGTGATTGACGGAAATCATAGACTTGAAGCTCTTATACGAATGAAGGCAAAAAAAGTTCCTTGTGAAAACTTTGGAGATATAACAAAAGCTACTGCTATTACAATAGCAAGAAGAAGAAATCATAAATGGTTTGATGATGATTTAAATGCTTATGCTAAAATCTTTAAAGAAGATGTTATAGAAGAATACTCAATCGAAGAATTAGAAAAGTTCATGCCTGACACTCAAGAAGATATGCAAAACTTATTAGAGGTAGATGATTTCGATTGGGACGAAGCAGAAGAAACACCAAAGTTTGATGAAGAAGAAAATCTTAAAACTATAAAAATATTAGTTCCTGAAGAAACTTATAATCTGTGGGGTAAATGGAAAGAGAAGTGTAAAACAATAACAGGTTACGATACAGATAGCAAGGCTTTTGAATTTGGAATAGTGGAGGCAATGAATGGCACGACCGAAGAAATATAATATTGATACAGGGCAAGTAGAGAAGTTAGCTTCGTTTGGTTGCACTAATATCGAAATAGCATGTTTTTTTGGTTGCGATGAATCTTTAATTCGTAAGAGTTATTCCGAATTTCTTATAAAAGGGAGGCAAAGAGGAAAAAGAAGATTACGGCAGATGCAATGGAAGGCGGCACAAAACGGAAGTGTTCCAATGTTAATATGGTTAGGGAAACAAGTTTTAGGTCAATCAGATTCGCCTTTGGATAATGCAGACGATATGTGTGAAGGCTTTGAGCTTAATGTCATTTAATGTCTTTATTCATCAAAACGAATTCATAAGAACAGAAGCTAAATTTCCTGCATTGGTAGCAGGATATGGAAGTGGTAAAACTGTGGCTTTCTGTTTAAAAGCATTATGTGAATTAGGAAGAAATCCCGGAAAGACAATTTTATTAGCAGAGCCTGTTTTTCCTATGATAAGAGATGTATTACAACCTACTCTTGAACAATGTTTAGATGATTTAAATTTTAAGTATCAATATAGAGCAAGTGAATCTAAATATAATATTTATTGGAAAAATGGTTCAGGTTGTATTATATTAAGGAGTGCAGAAAATTGGCGAAGGTGGGCAGGATTAAACCTTTGTGCATTTGGGATAGATGAAGCGGCACTCTTAAAAGACGACTCCGCTTGGAAAATGGGAATCTCTCGACTGAGAGACGGACATCACTTTACAGGCTTTACCACAACAACTCCTGAGGGTTTTAATTGGCATTATGAATATTGGAAAGAGAATCCAAAAGAAGAATATCAATTAATAAACGGCAAAACGACTGATAACAAATTTCTTCCACAAGAATTTATTGACACTTTAAGAAAGAATTACGATAGTACTTTAATAAAGGCTTACCTGAACGGTGAGTATGTCAATTTGCAACACGGTCAGGCTTATTATAATTTTGTAAGGAGTAAAAATGTCGGAGAAGTCAAATATGATAAAAATAAAGGAATCAGAATCTGTGTCGATTTCAATGTATCCCCTATGTGTGCCTGTTTGGTGCAAATCTACAACTCCTCACCCAAAGTTCGAGTCTTCGATGAAATTAGAATATCACATGGCGGAGCAGGAGAGCTAATGACTGAGAGATTAGCTTCAACTATTAAAAAGAAATATCCCAATGTTAGATATGTTGATATTTTACAAAAAGTTAAAGCCAAAGATAATTATATCTGTTATCCTGACCCTGCAGGTAAACAAAGAAGAACATCTGCAAGATTTACAGACCACGATATATTAAGACGAGAAGGATTTCTATTAAAAGTAAAAAGACAAGCTCCAAGAGTAGTCGATAGATTAAATTCTGTTAATAATGCTTTTAAAGAAATAATAATAGATAAGAAATGTAAAGAATTAATAAAAGACTTTGAAAGAGTCGTATTAAAAGAAGGAACAAGAGATTTAGATAAAAGTGATATTGACTTGAC